ACGGACGACAGCGCCCCGGACATGCCGCGAGAGAGGCCAGCGACCCCGGTAGCGGCTTGCTTGCCCTCTTTGCCCATGCGGTCGAGCTGTCGGCCGGTCTGTGCGCTCTCGTCTCCGAGCCTGTCGACCGCGCGGGTGGTGTCCTTCGTCTGTTTCTCCAGACGCTCGGAACCTTGCACCGCGGAGCGGGTGCCGGCCTTTGTTTTGTCCGTCAGGCGGACGATGTACTGTACGACGCCGTCGGCCATCTGATCAACTCCCGGGGGCGGGCATTACCCACATGACGCTATCACCGTTTCGCTGTAGCCACTGGCGCTGGGTGTCGACCGCCGCCGCCGCGCAGAGCCGCGAGAGCAGGAGGTCAAGCCAGACCGACACGATCGGATCATCCTGCGGCCTGGACAGCCACCGGCCCGGGGTTGTCCCGTAGCGCCTCGCCGTCTCGTCCATCATGTGGAGCAGCCTCGGATCCTCGGCGAAATCGGGCCGCACGCGCCGCGGCCTCGACGTAGCGACGGATCCCAGCTCCGGCGATGTGGCCGACATCCTCGACCGGCAGACGCCCCACCCACAACCGGCCCGCGGCTGTGTCTTCGTCGCTCTCGGCAAGTACGAGCCGGAGCGGCTGGGGCTCTTCGCCCGGCTTGCGCGCCTGACGCACGGTCAGACATGCAAGGATCTGGATGTGCTCAAGGTCGGCCGCGGTAGCTGCCCGGGGGGCGCCCTCCTGACCGACGCCCGCCACGAGCCCAAACAGGGTTCCCGCGTGTGCGTCAAAATCGGCCGGAGACAATGCACAGCACCCGAAATCGAGCCGACCCAGCCCGGCCGTCTCGACCCATTCCGGGGCGGCGATGGCGGCGAGGTCGATCATGATGCCTCTGCGGTGGCGTCGTCGTTGACCAAAATAAACTGCACCGGGGGATCGGTGCCGTCGTCTCTTGCCTCAAACACGGCGCTCTCTTCATTGAGCCCCACCGATTGTGCAGCGATGGCGACGGCATCGGGAATGAGCGCGCTGTTGACGTTGATCCGGAATTGGTCGGTTCCGCTGGTGAACGTGATGTCACCGTCTGCCTCTGTGCCTGCGGTCTGTGCGTCGGGCCAATTGTCGTTGGTTTTGTACCGGGTGACGGTCATTCTCGCGTTTCTTACGCCCGTGATGGCCGCGCCCGTGATGCTGGACGACCCGAACCCGCGGAGCCCCTCGACCGCGTTCTCAAGGTCAAGCGAGATCGACCGCGCGGTGTAGTCCACGGAATTCCACCGCCAGCGGTTGGCCTCGTGGGACAGGATCGGATCGTCGTGCACGGGGAGGCTGTGCGACGGTGCCGCGCCGGGGGTGCTCGACATGGCCACGAAATTGATCGTGAGGCGGAGGATTCCGGGTGTCGATGCGGCGAGGGTGGCCGACGTGACCCGAGCCCCGGCGATGACGTCGCCCCGCTGGAGCGCGCCCGAGCTGGCGAGCGTGTCGCGCGCGGTCCGCAGTGTGATGGCCGGAGGTTCCGCGCCCGGGCTGAGCGTGTGGGTATAGGGTGCCGATCCGCCGGTCGTGGCCCATGTGCCGCCGATGCACGCCCGGAGAAACGAGGCCAGCGACCCGTTTTCGTAGTAACAGAGGATCTCCATCGATCCGGAGACCTCGACTTGTTCGAGATACCGCGCCTGGAGGTAGGAGGTCGTGCCCAACGACAGATCATCGATCCGCGTGCGGGTGCTCACGGCCGTGAGATTGAGAGAGGCGAGCCGGGCAACCCGGGCCGATGCTACGGCGGTTCCCTCGGTGCTCTCGAATCCGATGCCAACGGACGCATTGCGCCCGAGGTAGACGTTGGCCATGCTAGCTCTCCTCTGCTGTTTCTGCGGTGCGGACGGCCGCAAAGATCAGCGTCCGTTGTAAGGATGTGGTGATGGTGATCTCGTCGACGTAGTCGGCCCCGTCGGCCGATCCGGTCAGGTACATCCACACGAGCGTGCGGCCGTCGTAGCCGCTGACGCGCGTTTGTGCGGGTGTGTTGCCCCCGGCGTAGGCGCCGCCGTCGTTGCGGGTGGCGACCGTGACCGCGGCGAGCGTTTCAAGGTCGGCGGAACCCTCAAGCGGCTGAGCCTGTCGAGCCAGATGCTGGGTCACGTCGAAGATGACAAACCCGCTCTGACCCGGTGGCCACGAATAGCGAGCGGTCGGTGTGTCGGTGCCCACGGGGAGCGATTCGGCCCGCACGATGACCGCGGCCGGGGGCGGTTTGCCCGCGATGACCCGGCCCGTTTTTGGGTTGCCCGCGCTGAATGTGATCGCCTTGTCTGAGGCGCCGCTCTCGCCGAAATACAGATAGGCGATGACCGTGGCGTTGTCGCTGTCAGGCGTCCAATCATTGATCTGGATGACCGCGGTGCGGGTCGCGTGGTCGAATGTCTCGCGGCTGAATGCGAGCAACGTGAACCCGTCGGAGTCACAGACCCGGATGTCATGGCCATTCGTGGCGACGTTGGCCCAGAAGATGCCGTGATCTTTCGGGATCGTGACCGTGGCGTCAATGGTGGCCGCGCCCCCGTTGTTGTCGATGGCGACCGGGATCCGGAACTGCGATGTCGAGGCGTACCAACTCATGATCAGACCCTCGCCCAGAATAGCTCAACCGTCATGGCCACGTATGCGTCTCTCTGGCGGCCGTCTACCTCCGGCCCGGTGACGACCTCCGTGGACACTGTGAGGTCATGCACGGCCGCGGCTCCGAGGTTGCGCGAGCCATGCAACGCGCGGATGATGTCGGCTTCCATGTTGTTAGCCGCCGTGACCGCTGCGGAGGGTGCTGTACCGCCTGTAACGACAGCCACGAGATCGACCGTGAGCGTCTGCCCGTACTGGCTCAGGTCCGCCCCCGCGCCGTTGCGGATGTCCTGACGCGGTCCGAGGTAGTAGGCCACGTATGGCCGGACCCTCGACACCGGAGGCCCGGCGAGGTCGAGCTGCTCTACCTGACCGGTGCCCGAGAGGTCGTAGGTATACGAGCCCGTACCGTCGATGCCCTGGAGGATCGTCGTCATCGCGCTGGCGATCGTGTTCCGGTTTGTCGGGCTCATCGACCCTCCCCGGCGATGCTACCCGGCGCGCGGTAGGCCACATCGACGGCATCCCCGAGGGTGCTCGGGACCTCTGCCCGGGTGGACCACCACGCGCGGCGAGCGAACCCGGTAGCCGGGATCTCGACCTCTTTTCGTAGCCACCACCGCCCGACATTCTCGCCGCCGACGCGCTCCAGAAGCACCGCCAGAGCTTGCTTTCCGCTGCCGTCGCGGATGACATAGAACCATAGCGGCCGGGGATAGTCGCGCGGCGAGGCGTAGCGGGCGACACCCGCGCCGGTCTTGACACTCTTGTCAGGGATGGCGAGCCACTGCCGATCGACCGGGCGGACGGTGCCCCCCTGGTCCTGTATGGCGGCATAGATCACGTTCTTGGCGCCTTGCACGCGGCCACCGGCAGACAGCACGACCGACAGAGGCCGCCCTTGGACCGTGCGCCCGAACAACGAGAGCTGGGACGATTCGCCCTCCACCGAGGCAACAACCCGGCCGGTCTGGATGACCCGGCCCGCGATGGACCGCCGTAGGTTGCCCGTGCGGCTCCGTGGGCGTCGTGTGGCGTTGCCCACGGCCCTTGACTGCATCTTGAGCGCGAGAGCCGTAGCGCGGCGCTGTAGGACCCTTGCAAGCCGCGGCCCGGCCTCGCTGCATCGCCGTTCCCACTCCTCGGGTGTGAGGGTCTGCGGCATCAAGGCACCGACAAGCGATAGTCGGCGAGCATTTCCCGGACCTCGGGGAGCAACGACAGCGGCGCCACGGAGCGAGAGCCGCCCCGGGTAGAGGTCGAGGTAGACCCGGCCGCGCTCGTGTTCCCGATCTGGTGGACCGCTTGCACGATGGCCGCCTCTGTGAGCACCGGGTGAGAGGCGATGGTGTAGCCGGCGGAGACTACGACGCGGTTGGCCCGCGGGAGGTCTGACCACGAATGCGTAGCGCCCACGAGCAGCTCTACCCGGCGACCGTCGGCGACGTATTCGGACGCGGCCAGTAGGGTATCGGCGCCGTAGTCCTGCTCTGGATCGACATGCACGGACGCAACCGAGAGGATCGGCGGCGTCGGAATCATGGCGACCGCCCGATCGGCCTCGATGCCCAGATCGTAGCGCCCTGGAAACGTCGTATAGGTCTCGGCTTCCATCGATTGCGCGCCCGCGTCGGGCATCGGGTGGCCGCAGTAGCGCGCAAACGCAGAGTCAATCCGAGCGATCAGGGTCGTGATCGTCGTGTCGTCTGCCGATGACAGCCCGGGAGCGAGCGCCCGGACTTGTGCCGCCGTGGCGAGCGCCATCATTCACCCCCGGCAACAAGTCGCGCCCGTGCGTCAATCGCTTGCACGATCGACGGCCGATGTGAGCCGCAGATTTCCGCGGCCCGCATCGGGCTCAAATACCGATCCACCGCGCCGGACGCAACGCGGTAGACGACCGATCGCGCCTCGCCCGACAGAGCCCCGGGGGGCAAAGCGAGCGCGGGGACGGTGCCCCGTATGGCGCGATCGATGATCATGATCAGTCTGCCCGCACGCGCTGGATCGTGACGGCACACACACCGGTCACCGCGACACCGGATCCGGCCTTCGTGATCGCGACCTTCGCAAGCCCGCCCTCTGCGAGGAGGTTGGAGCCCGCTGCGGAAAGGGTGATCGGCTCGTTCACGCCCGCGGTGATGTCACCGGTGCCGGCAACGGTCGACACAATCGAACCGAGCGAGGTACCGCCGACAGACACCGTAAACGTCGCGTTGTTGC